TGTAAATCCATTCCTTCTTAAGATCGTATGGTCTGTAACACCTACCCCACTTGTCTTTCTTGCGTTACCAGTAGGGTCAGGACAGGCAATAATTCTTCGATCAATTCCATATCTTCTCGTGACTTCTTCAGCAAAATCCCAAGTTGTAGCACCTCCTGTCAGCATAATCTCATCAAAGACATATAGTGTATCATCATGTTTAACAGCACAGACCCCCGCCATAGGATCTACGTTAAAATCCAGACCCAATAACAACGGCAGCATATGTAAATCTTCTACAGTCTTATCAATATTGTCATCACCGAAACTAACAGCAACCAGTCCAGTTAAATTCTCAAAACTAGCTTCAAATTCCTGTCTGAATGTCCTCTCATCTAATTGACCTCTAGCTGCTTCTACTTCCTCTTCCTTTACATTACCCCCTTCAACTGTAGTAAAACTCCATCTTTGCCAATCCTCCCATTCCCTCTCACCACAAAAACACCACATATCATAAAACCAACTCGCAGTTCCATCAGGAGTACTAATAAATAAAGCCCAACCCTGTTTATCAGCCAATGCAGGTCTGATAACTTCAGCCCATACATCACGATCCATAAATGCAGCCTCATCCAATACAACACCAGCTAAACTCCTACCCCTCAATGCCATCGCATTTTCAGTTCCCTTTAATTCAATACTTGATCCATTTATCAAATCTAACCTCAGATCTGTCTCATTCTTAGCCTGCACCCACACCTTCGGCACTAACTTTTTCAATTCCTTCCACGCAATATCCTTTGCCATCCTATAAGTAGGGGCACAATAGAAATATACCTCCCCAGGCCTCTCTATCGCTCCTCTCAATAGCTCTATACAACTAAGATAACTCTTCCCAAACCTTCTCCCAGCTACCAATAACCTAAATCTTTTCTCACTATTGAACACTTCCCCCTGTGCATATCTTAAACTGACCTCATTCAAGCTCATAAAACCCTTTTTTTCACAATATTACCCTTTTTCTAGCATTTTTCATACTTTTAAGGCTATCATCGGATTATTAACCCCCTCACCTACAGATTGTGACTGAATCTTTTATTAATACTTTCAATAATGACCTCCCAGCTCCTCAACGTAAACCCAGAGTACAAAAGTACACAGGAGGAACTAACTCAAGAGCAGTCATAGAAGCTCGTTGCCAACGACTATACTCTCGTCAGCTAGAAGGTAAAACTACAAGACAACTCGTTATAGAACATTCTAAAAGAGAAAACATCTCAGAACCCACAGGTTGGGCTGACTGGAAAAAAGTTAAAGAATGGAATGATGAAGATTGGAATAAAGAAAGAGATAAAATGATCCCCAGACTTCAAGCAATGCGTATGAGACTCTTCAACAAAGCAATCTCTAAAGGTCAACTTCAAACAGCCGCACAAATCTTAGACTCCCTAGGTAAAGTCGTAGGCGAATCCGTTGAAACTGTTAACATTCAAGCTCCAGAACTTGCTATCCGCATAGAACCAAAAAATTAACCAGAATATATTTAGGTTACCCGTATACCCAGGTAGATATAAATTTTTTTACAACTACTCCCCCAACCTATTACCTATATTCTCCGAAGCTCTGAAGCTCTACTCTTTTAACAGAATGTCTGTAAGCTCCATAATCTAAATCTAACTTGTTAGCTTTGTTACTAGCTCTCATTCTAGATACATATTCTCCAATTACTCTAGGTTGAGATATGCTATCTCCAATAAATAAAACTTGATATTTAAATTGTTGTTTGTTCATTGTTCAATTAATTTATTAACTATATTTATAATAACATAATTTTATTCATATTGCTAGTAATTAACATAAGTTTATGTTAATATAGTAATAAGAATACTTATAATAGTACTTCTTAAATTTTCTCTAATCTTAATTATTATCTTACCTTTTGATAACTAATTACTTCAGAGAATATTTATTCTTAGCTTTAATAAAACTAAGAATAATAAAATTATCCAAAACCTATTTAATTAAAAAAAATGATCAAACACTTATTTCTATGGTTATCAGTTGGGAGTCTCTTTTATTTTGGAGTTAGTTCTAGTTTGCATAAGTCAACAAAGATTGATTGTGAAGAGTCTAATATCTCATTAGCTTGTAAGCAATTAGAAAAAGAGACAATCATAAATACAATTTTATCGGAGATATAAAAATGATAAATATTCTACATAGCAAAATTCAAGATCAAGAAAAATTAATTATTGAAAAAGATCTTTTAATAAAAAGTTTAAAAGAACAAATAGAAATAAAAAATAGAATTATCCATTTACAAGACACAAAACTATTTTAAAAAATTATGAATAAAAATTATAAACACATTGAAGACTTTTATAATATGGATTCTGATTTTAAGAATTCATTTAAAAGTACTCCTTTTGATTTCTATCTAGATTTCATAGGATATACAACGGATAGAAATTTAAAAGAAGAAGAAAAAGAAAATAAAAATTATAGAGACTATGAAAAAAGATATAAAGCAAGAAATTCAATAAGTACTCACAAATGGAAGCATCAAGTATTTGAAGCTGATCAAGTATTTGGACATAGAGAGAGAGTACAATTTGGATTAGCTTTAATGATATTTGAAGATGTAGGTTATGAAGATGTTTATAAGTTTATAGATAATTTATTAATAGAAGAAAAATAAAATAATAGTTTCTTATAGCTTTCAAATACTGAGAGTTATAAAAAACTATTTTTATAAATAGTTTTATTATCAAACTTTATTTAATTAAACAAATGAAAAAGATTACTTATGAAAAATGGGAGTCTAAATTTTACGATGTACCATTTATAAAAGAAAATTTTAAATTATTGGAATCAATGGGAGTGGGAACTGAAACTATTTTATGGAGTCAAGAAACAAGTGACGGAAAAACAAAATTTGTTAGAGTTTTTCATTATGGGGGATGGTATGAAATATTGGAGAATGGAAATCATTATTTAATATTAGGTAATGAAGATTGGATGAGTAAAGAAGAAGAAGAAATAAAGACAATGAAAAAAGAGTTATTTGATTGGGCAATAGATATGGGAGTTATAGATATAGAAGAAGTAGATAAAAAAGAATTAACAAGTTTTGGAGTAATAGAAAAATGAAACAAGCTTATTTTTATTTACCATGTGGTAACAAGTTAGATACTGATAGTCCTAAATTTAAAGGATATTATGATATTACAGAATCATGGAATGGTTGGAAGTGTCCAAAATTTGAAGAAGAAGAGTTTAATAAAATAGTTGAATATTATACTAATGAAGAAACTAATACAGAAGAAATGATTGAAGAAATAATTGAATTCTGTGATAAAAAAATAAATAAAGTAATTAGAGATAATAAAGAATATTATGATTTCGGTAGTTTCTGTTTATGTTGGGGAATAAATGAAATTTAATAAAAAACTAACAACACCTGAAAAAGCTAAACAGTTTATAAAAGATTTAGTTATAAATGATTTAGATTTTCATTTTGATACTCCAGCTATAGAAATATTTAAAGGCAGATTATCAGAGCTGGAGATTGAACAATTACAAATAAGAGTAAATGAAATTTTTAAATTATTAAATGATCCTTTTAAATATTCTGTTTTTTATGGAAATTTATATTATGGAGATCCAATAGCATTTAAAAAACTTTTTAATTTTATTTATAAAAAATAATAATAGTTGCTCAAAGGGATATTAAATATCCTTTTATGAAGCTATTTTATTTTAGTTTCAAATATCCTGGATATCTTAAAGGCCGTTAAAGGCCAATAAGGTTAAAGGCCGTAAACACTTATTTAATTAAAACAATGGATCAAGAAATTATTAAATGGTTAATTTCTACAGTTAACAATCGAATTGAAAATTTAGAAAATAATCACGAACCAGATTTAATAAAGGATGAATTAAAGATGGCTAACTATGTTTTATACAAGTTAGGAAAATTAGAAGATATGGGAGATATTTAAAAATGATTGATGCACTAGGAGAAATTCTTACAGAAGAAGAAACTAAATTTCTTGCTGAAATTTTATATGAAGCATGGTTTAGTTTGGATGTAAGAAATATGAGTAATGAAAAAAGAAAAATGTATTCTTCGATTAAAAGTAAGATATCAAGATTAAACAATAATTGATATTATTATATATCAATATATGTTAAAATAAATATTAGAAGTGTAAAAACTTCTTTTTTAAATTCAAACTTATTTAATTAAAAAAATGAACTTACTTAAATTAAGTAAAGGTAACGCAAAGTTATCTAATGATACTTTGATACTATCGATATCAGCTGGTATAACTTGTCCAGGTAGCAATAATTGCAAAGCATGGGTAACAGTTAAAAATGATAAAAGAGTATTAAATAGAGGTCCTGAAAGTATGTTCACTTGCTTTGCGGCAAGTGAAGAATTACGTTACCCTAACGTATTTAAAAGTAGGAGATATAACTATAATTTAATTAATAGTTATGTAGTAAAAAAAGATATAAACGGGTTAACTAATTTAATTAATGAATCAATACAAGCTAAGAAAAAGAATATTAAAAAGTTTAGGATTCATGAATCAGGAGACTTTTTTAATATTATCTATTTAAAAGCTTTTATAAATGTAGCCAGATTAAATAAAGATATAAAATTTTATTGTTATAGTAAAAGCTTAGATTTATTTATGACAGTATTTCTACCAGATAATTTTTATATGGTAGCCAGTTACGGGGGAAAATTTGATTACTTGATTAATCAAGGTTATTTTACTAAGTACTCAAAAGTTGTATTTAGTGAAGAAGAAGCAAAGAAACTTAATTTAAAAATAGATAAAGATGACTCTCTTTGCTTTGGAAATAAACCTTTCGGTTTATTACTTCATGGATTGCAAGAAAAAGGAAGTGAAGCTGGGGAAGCTTTAAAACTTATAAAACGTAAAAAGAAACTAGCTATAGCTTAGATTTTAAGTAATTAATTAAAAGTAAATTAACCAGGATATCTAAATTTTTATCATTAGATGAAAGTTTATTTAACCTGGTTAAATGGTTTTTAAACTCATCATTAGTGGTGATGTTGTGATCATGAATAAATTGTTTAATTAAAGACATCTTAAAGGCCAAATTTGATTAGTATACTAATTCTATGATATCATGAATGCATAACCTTATATCATTTAATTAATCATGAGAGAGACACAAAGTCATTTAATCGTCATGCAACATCGATTGAACGAACTATTACCTGAATATCAGGTAACGATTATTAGATTAATCAATCATTTAGCGTCACATAACCATACTTACAGACAACACGCAATGAACAGAATTAAAGATATAAGTTTAGAAAATCCTTACATCGATGATATAGAAGGATTTGAAAAGCTTGTAATAATCGAAGAAACCTGCCCTGATGAGGATGAAAACTAATGAAATTAGAAAAATGTTCAGCAATTAGACTTGAAACTTTAAATCATTCAATTGTTACTAATCCTAATGGTGTTGAATATCGTATTTCACATTGGGAAGTGAATATTGAAAATATTCATGAAATTCTTGTTGTTATGACTAAGGAAAATGATCCTGAAAGTATTCTAGGCGAAGAAGTTACTTTATCCTGGAACTCTATAAAAGATTGGTCGATACAACTGCAAACTGAAGGTTATAGGATTGCTTAAAATGAAACTTTATGAATTTATTGATCAGGCCATACAACAACACATAGGTCTAACTAAATATAAAAACTTTAACTTTGATGAAACTTCAAGTGATGCACTTGTAGACATTATTGAAGTTATTAAAGCTTTACCTATTGGTGAAATTGAATTAAAAGAAGAAGGTGATGATGATGATTATGACTATATTGGAGACGAATGGTAAATGGTAAAAGAAAATCCTAATAAAGAATCCTGTAGAGAAAGGATGAAAGAGCTTATTCGAGTTAAAAAACTCAATAGGAATCAGGTAGTTAAAAGATGCATGAGAGAATTTGATGACGTTCACAAATCAACTTTTTATGGTTGGTATGATGAGGTTATCAATGATCCTGATATAGTCAGCTGGGAAGAAGATCGAAAGCTTGAAATAGTATCTGAATATCAAGTTAAACAGGATCTTTTAGAAAGAATGTTTAATCGTAATATGGAACAATACGATAGATATTGTGATGATTATGAAGAAAACCAGGATACTGAAATTTTAAACAATATCGAAAAATATGAAGATAGACTTAAATACTTTATTAAAAAATAACATACACGAAAATTCGCTAACGAAAACTATGAACTTTGAAGAACTTGAAAAAAAAGAATTTAATTTTAAATTCTCATTCAATATGCTAGCTAACATTATTTTGTTTTTACAAAAGATACAGCAAATGCATCCAGATGAAGATCACCCAGTAAATGAGGTAGTAACTCACACAATAGATGAAATAGTAGATCAATTATGTGATGAAGATTTAGAAAGCATGAATATTTATTTAAAGGCAATAAACCTTGAACTTTCACTAAAAAAGGACATTGAAAATGATTGACAACCCATTACCAGATCAGATTATGAATCAAGATGATGATTTATATATTTCTGATCAATTCAATGAACATTGCATTGATAAAGCTAAAGAAATAGCTTCAGAATTTAATCTGTTACCAGAATTTATTGATGACTTTTCTGAATATTACATAGAAATATGTAAAGAATCAGATGAGGGTTATAGCTTGATAAATGATAAAAGTATTATCGATGAATGGTTTGAATCAATCGATAGTGATTATCCATCACCTTATAAAGATTATGAACCAGGTGATATTGATTTACTTAATTTTTCTTAGCCAGGTATTCTTTAAGTGCAATTCTAACGTGATAAGCCATAGGAATACCTTCTTCACTTCTTTTTTTTAATTCTTCATATTGATCAGGTGCAAATTGGCACATATACCTGATGTAATCGTTTTTAGTTCTTGGCATGAATATAAGTTGATATAAGATATATATATCATAATATAAAAAGACTATCAAGTGAAAACTCGATAGTCGATTTTCTTGGATCGTTACCCGTGTGAAGTAACTAATTGCTTATGAAAGGGTTAATAACGTCATGAAACATAAACGTAGACTCCCCAGACATCCTCAATGGGAACTCTTTTACATCTTTGAAAGAAATTACGAGGTTATTTAGAGTCATCAATAACAATCTCTATCAAAGGAGCAGCAACTACCTTAAGTATATAACAGATTGGTGATATGAATGTAAATATATATGACATATTAATATATCAATATTTAATGCTGAAAGAAAAAGAAAAGAACCAAAAGAAAAAGAATATATAAATAGTAAGTAAATATTTATTATATAAATTATATATTATATATATATTATATATATATATTATTAATTACATATAACTTATAGGATATAGAGAAGAATTTTCTAAATTGATACTTGACAAATAAAATATATACCTTTAGTGTCTAAAACATACACTAAGTATCCAATGTCCGATAAGATTAAAGTAGCTGTTTATCTCGATCCTGAGTTGAATGACTTCTTGGAAAAGAATAAAGGCGAAGAATTAAAAAAATCTCAGTACATCCGAACAATTCTCAGAAAAGAAATGAGAATTAAGCAAAGGAAAGCTAAACCAAACATATCCGTACCTATGGATGTTTTTGGATTTAACACAATTACACCTGATTTAATTCCTGATGATCTGAAAGAATATGCTGATCTTCTAGTTGAATGGTGGCCTATCAGAAAGCAAAAAGGTGGAGTTTGCTCTACAAAGGTCGCTAACCGCATCTTTAAAACGCTCAGGTCATTTCCATCACAGGATAGGAAAGAAGCTCTTGAGAAGGCAATCAGTAATGGCTGGAAGGATATATTCCCACTTAAGAAGGGTTACAAACCAGAAGAACCTAAAAATCATCCAAATCAGAAAGTATTCAAAGCTAGTGATGTTGATCTTCCACCAACACTTGCTGAATTGAATGAAAATAATGCTAATAAGTTTATGGAGGACTTCTAAATGCAAAAACTATTTGATATTTCAGTCATCAAAACTTTGAAAGATGGTATTAAAAAAGGTAGGTGGACTATCGAAGATCTGGATCAACCTCCCCCAGGTTGGACAGAAGTAGTTAACAACTGCAAAGGTAACCCTGCTTTCCCTCAAGGATATCAAGGTGTCGAATACCAAAATCTTGCCAGGGTTAAAGAACCTAAACCTGTAGAGGAGAAAGTAGAACTTACTGATCCTAAAGACTTACCAACTTATTTTTAATTAAACATGAACACTATTCAAAAACTTCCTAAACCTGCTGTCTTCAGAGATGAAGAAACTCATAAATATTATTGTGAGAAATCCGATAAGTGGTTGAAATGGTCAACTACTGCTGTATGTAGTGATCTGACAGAAGAAGCGAAAGAAAACATTGAAAGGTTAAGACATATCTGGCAACCGAGAGGAGAAACTGTTCATAGCTGCCTGGAACAGAAAATGTTAGGTAGTGATGATATCGATATGGGTGAGTATGAAGAATGGGCTGTCCCATTATTTGAACATGAACTGTTTACACATTTTGAACCTATGGGTGTTGAGTATATGATGAGTAATCCTGAAAAGGATTTAGGAGGTCAGCTGGATCTTATTGGTTATGACACAAAAGCTAAGAAGATTAGACTTATTGATCTTAAAACTAAAGGAAGTACTAAATATGATTTCAAGAAAAGGACAGGTTGGAGAGAACCTTACAGTACTGATAAACAATTAGGTTGTTATATCGAAATGCTTAAGTTGAACTGTGATATCGAACCTGATCTCTGTAATACTCTTTGGGCTTATAAAGGCAAATGTATGTTAAATGAAGATCAACCTGTGCAGAGATGTCTTGATGCATGGCAGGAAGCATGGGAAAAGTTTGAAGCTAAACAGGAAGTGTTTTGATATGGGATATTTATATTCAAAGATGAGTCCTTTTTACAATACAAGGACTATAACTATCTCAACAAGTGGAACTAATATGTTTCCTACATCAACTGGTGTTGTTTACGATAACAATGCTTTTGATAATTTACCAGAAGATGAAAAACATTATTTGATTTCAGAAACTGAATTACAACAATTAGCGATTGATGTTGCAGAAGGAAACATAGGTATTTATGGAAGAACAGTAGCTACATTCTTTAAACGTAAAAAAGAAAAAGTATGGGATCATAAAAAAAACTTAGGTCACGTTTATTTTTTTAAAAGTGCTGGAAGTCATAAAGTAGGTTGTTCCTGTGCAAACAATATAAAAAATAGAGTTAGGCAACAATTACCTGATGAAGTGCTTGCAGTTAGTGAAGCAAGAGGAGATTACAAAGACTTAGAGAAAAAAATACATAGGATGTTTGCTAAAAATCAAGTGGGTAGATATGAAATATTTAATGATTTAACAGAAAGAGATGTTAACAAGATAAAAAAATTGCTAGGAAATAAAATAGCTGTAAAAATAAAACTCAGAGGAGAAAAATGACAAAAGAACAAAAGATCGAAGCTGCTGAAAAACGTATCGAGGAGCTAAAAAAACTTATCGCTGAATGGACTAAAAAACTATGAGATACATACTTGATGTGTCAGGTAATGACCTAAAACTTATAAGAGCTTCCATTGTTAACTTTCAAAGATCATTAGAACTATCGGATCAGGCAGAATTTGATACTATAATCGATGATCTTGATGATGTTTTTTTTAAAATATCAAGAATGAAAAAACAACAACTTAACAATAAAATCAAAAGAAAATGGTGGACTAGAAAATGAAATGTTTTTATCGAGAACTTAGTCGAAGAAAAAAGTATTTAATTACAGAATTAAATAATAAAATTGCAGGATTGGAATGGCAATGGTTTCAACAGGAGATTACAGATAAAGAATATATCGTACAGTTTGATGATTTACAAAAACGTATTAGGGAGTTAGAAGGATGAATGAAATCACAATCAGGGTAGTGGGAATCCCTGCTCCTCAAGGATCTAAAACCTTAACAAGATATGGTGCAATGATCGAAGCATCTAAAAAAGTAAAGCCCTGGAGAACTGATGTAAAGGAAGCTGCATTGAACTGTTATTCAAGTGGGGCATTAAATTTACCCGTAAAGGCAGATATAGAATTTGTATTCCCAAGACCTAAATCTCATTTCGGAACTGGTAAGAATGCAGATGTATTAAAGGCTTCAGCACCTAAATACAGTACCAGTAGAGGTAATGGGGATATTGATAAGCTTGCAAGATCTACTTTGGATGGATTGTCTGTTAGTGCGGGAGGAAGTGTATTGGAAGATGACTGCTTAGTTGTTGAACTGAATACAAAAAAAAGATATATCAATAAAGATGAATTGCCTGGTGCATATATTGCAATATCCTCAATTAACGATTAGTATACTAATAGTATACTAATTACTAATTAAACATGACAACTACTCTGCCCAATCTAGCTGGGGTAATCAAAACTACTGATATCTATAAAAAGATGAAGTTTGATTATGTCGCTTGGGCTAAAACTGCACAGATACTTCGAGAACACGCTCCAGGTTGGCAATTCTGTCTAGATCAATCTTCTATTGAAAATGAATTATCATCATATGTTTTCAAAGCTCCCGATGGTTCAGGTTTTCTTATGGGATATTTTCAACACATAGATACAGGTCTTAAGACTACTCTTTTCCCTTTTGCTATTACTGACAATGCAAACAGACCTATAACAATGGATAGAGTTTCATGTGTTAATTTTCAAAATTCTCATCGTAGATGTCTTTGTGCCTGTGCTTGTTTTGCCTTCGGTTTAGCTTATGAATTATGGGCTCAGATTGAAATTGATGAAGCGAAACAGGTTGCACCTGAACCTAAAAAAGGTATTGCAAGAACTCCTACAAAACCTAAACAACAACTTGAAGCTGTTGAATCAATTAAAGATAAGAACTATGGTACTCCTATAAGTCCTGATGCCTTATCTGCTGTTGTTTCTAAAATGAAGAATTTAACTGAACAGTTCCCTGATAAAAAAGATACTGTCATTAATAAATTCAAAAAGCAGTTTGGCATCAAGGCTGAAAAAATTGGCCCTGCTGATATAAGAACTGCTGAACAAGGACAGTTTCTTACTATCGCCATAAATGAAATTGATTCATCTCTATGACAACAGACGAAGCAGAATTTGCAGGGAAACAAGTTCTAAATCAACTTCAGGAACGCAAGCAAGATCGCCATAAGGATTACAACAGAAACATATTCACTGTTCGTACCGATGATCAACTTGCCGAACAAATCAGAACTTATTGCAAAGCTAATAATGTTCCTCCCAATCAATTCTTAAAAAATCTTTTACAAAATTATTTCAATGACTAATTCTCAATTCAACCCAGCTCTTCCTTTACCTATAAAATGGAATATCAACGAAGGAAAATTTGGTAATCAATTAACCATGTGTATACCAGTTGAATCTGTTACACATTTAATGGAGCACTTACAAAACCTAGTTAATACAAAAACAAGTGATGGAAAAGTTTATGACTTCAACAAAAAAGAAAACGTACAAACTAAATGTATATATATCAACGCTAAAGCGATGGAAGGAGACTACGGCATTTATGGCAACATTAATCCACAGAAAATAGAATCTGCCCCTGATACGCAAGGTTTATTTTAAGTGAAACCTTTAAAAATGCTCGATACCTTTGCGGGTATCGGGGGTTTCTCTTATGCTGCACATAAATTAGTTGGAGGATTTGAAACTACTCAATTTGTAGAAATTGATCCTTTTTGTCAAAAAATATTAAAAAAACATTTTCCTACAGTTCCCTGTCATGACGATATCAAAACCTTCTCAGCTATCCCTGGACAATATGATGTCATCACAGGAGGCTTCCCCTGCCAAGACATTTCGGTGGCCGGTAGAAGAGAAGGAATTACAGAACAATCCAGATCAGGTCTTTTTTACTCCCTCATGCGAGTCATATGCCTGGTACGACCAAGATTCGTTGTCATGGAAAACGTGGCAGCGATCCTTAATAACGGATTGGACATCGTTCTCGGAGAGCTTTCCGAAGCAGGGTACAATGCAGAATGGTCAATTATATCTGCAAGTTCATTGGGAGCCTCCCACAGACGTTCAAGGTGGTGGTGTATCGCAACTCTTGCCGACCCCAACAGCAAGGGATTACAAAGGGAGGTCTTCAGTAAAATGGAATCAGGAATATGGTCAGCGAAACATACCGGACGTCTTGACCCAAACTGGAGATCATATGTCAGTAAGCCCATACTTCCTAGAGGAAGTTATGGGTTATCCTATCGGGTGGACAGAACTAAAGCCTTAGGTAATAGTATTGTTCCAGCTGTGGCTGCAATCCCACTTCAACGTGTACATGATCTTTATTACAAATGAAACCAGTTAAAAAATCAATTCTTAAATTACGCAAACTTAAAGAAATAAGACGTAAAAATTTAGAGAAAAATTTTATAGATATTCAAATGAAAGGCATGGATCACTATGTTTTTATTAAAGATAATGGTAAAGCACAAGTGGTTTTTAAGGACGGACAATGGGTTGCAGAACATATAAGAACTGCAATTCTTAAATTTAATTATGAAGTAGACAAAATAGATAAATTATTAGTCAGAGATTTTACTGATGATGAAATTAGGGAATATGAAAAAACTTCTTTATAGGATTTGTTCTTTTTTCTTTTCTAAATTCTTTTACAACAAGATTAGCTTCAAGTTCTATCAATCTTCCTAATAAGGAAGCCATAAATAAATCCTGATCCAATTTATGTCTTACGAGATGAGTGCAATATCTTTTTATATCAATTATATTATCACTTGCCATAATTTCTCTACAACGCATCTCAACATCTAACTTCATTTCTAAAGGAGCTGGCTCAACGTCTATATTGAGAAATTTTTTGATATCCATCTTAAGGAAAGAGTTGTTGTTCTAAAATCTCAACTGCTTTATCATCAAGTGTATTTGTTGTTTGTTTAGCAAGTGACTTCATTAAGTCCACAACTAATTTCTTGACAGCCGTTGTTGTTAAGAACGTCATCAAGATTGGTTTTAGAATCTTATACATAAAAAAATATGTGTTACATCCCAAACATACCAAACATTACAAGTTTTGGCCTTCTATCCTACTAACCGCCTTCTCTAACTGATTAATTCGATTAAATAATTCTCTAATATCTCTTTCTCTTCTATTGCTCATGTTAGACAACACCATGAGAAAAGCGGTAGCTGCTGCTCCGATTAACGCTCCATAAACCTCTGGCATTGCTTTAAGTTATAATTATGCTTAGTATGACTAATAAAACAAGTTATGGCAGAAGATAAAAAGAAAATTTCTGAGCCTCCGTTGCAAATAACAGAGGATGAAAAACCTGATTACCAGGAAAAAATTACATTTTTAATTTCCACAGTTGCACAAGGTTTTATTCTGGCTTGGTGTTTAGTAGTCCTATCTCTTGGATATATAAAACTGCCTAATAAGTTATTTGGAATAGATATACCAGACCAACCTAGAGTAGATAGTACTTTTGCTGCTGGACTCTTAGGAAACATCCTCGGAGGACTAGGAATTAGTGTTAATGCAGCACAAGGAGCTAAGAAGAAAAAGAAAGAAGGAGAGAATGGTACTAATGGTAACTCCAATGGAGGTGTACAAACTATAATAATAAAGCAGCCCATAGAGCTAATTACAACCAAACCCGAAGTAATTAAAGTTGATCCAAAAAAATGAAAAAGCTTCTTCCATTCTTATTTTTGTTCTCAGCACCAGTTTATGCTGATATAAAACAGGAGTTTGTTACTTCTGCACAAATTTCTATTGATTCTCCTTACGTCATTACAAATGCTGCTCCAAGTTCCTACAGCATAAGTGGAAACAATGTGACTACATCTACAGGAACAGGAGATAGTGTTGTTACAAATGCGATTGGAGGTCTGAATTTAGGAAGTTTAAGTAATGGTGTACCAGCTTTAGTAAATACTAATAAGACAGTAACTTCGGCAGGATCAGCTTTTTCTCTTACAGAATCATATCAAGCTGGTGACGTAACACAATCAGCAATCACTCCTAGTTCTGGAATAGCAACTCTTCCTGTTCTTGGTGGACAAACAACAGTAATTTCTGGAGGAACTGCTGGATCTCTTGCTCTTACGTCACTTTCATCGGGTGTTCATACCTGTACTGCTGGAGGATCTGGTACAAGTTGCATAGGTTCCACAACTGTACGCATTACCATTGACTAGACTTTTTTGGTTAGTTTTATTAGTATTACCTATAAGGACATTAGCCGTGCCTGTCGTTCCACAATTTCGATCAGGATCGAGCACAACTTCAAGTTCT